AGAGGTCGCGCCCGCTGAACCCGGCGATGATGCCGTTGGGCATGGCGGTGAAGCCTTTGATCGAGGCGACGGGCGTGTCGTAGTCCAGCGACGGCAGCGGGTTCTGAATAGGGAACGCGGCCTCGGCATAGTCAAAGGTCGTGGCGATGGCAGTAATCTCGGCCACAAAGAACAACTCTGTACCACCGGCGGCGTCGGTCACGCTGCGATAGATGCGCTTGCGGTTGATCGCGCGGCCGGTGGGTGCGGTCGAGAACCCGGACAGGCGGATCGTGACGCCTGGCGAATAGGCGATGCTGCTGGACAAGGCGGCCGGTGCGCTCTCTTCATCGAGGGTCGTAACCCAAGTGTAGGTGAACCGGACATCTTCGCGCAAATTGGCGTCAACCGTGCCGGCCTGCAAGGCCACGGTCGCGTTGACAGCGGGGGGGGGCAGGGCAAGTGCATAGCTGAAGCCTGACCCTTCCACGCGGGGCGCTCCGTCTCCACTGACATAGAAGCGATCTGTAGCAACGGGACCGGCCACGACAATTGCGGTGGCGGGATAGCCCTGCAAAGCCCCTGTGACGATCTGCATGCGCTCTGCTACGGTCGCAAGCGTCTGCTGTGTCGTCTCACCACGGAAGGGCACCAGCGCACCGGACCGCAGGCGACAGTTGATTGAATATGTGGCGGCATTGTCCGGCAGGTAGCGTTCATCCACCTTTGGCTGCATGCCGCTGAAACCTGCAATCTGGATCATGTCAGAACCACACTGTCTTGGTGCGTATTGGCGCACGTTGCTGGCCTGATACGCTACCTTCGCCGCCGTATGGTGCCTTTTGCTCAAACATAATCCGGTACTTTTCTGCCATGCGAGGATCGCTGTACGATTGGTTCTTTTGGTCTAGGATGCGGGCAAGCGCGCCGCGTGCGATGGTCTCGGCATGTTGCTGATACATAAACAGCGGCACCTGATCGTAATAGTTGTCCATCCCTACTGCACCGTTTTGCCCGAACGCAGTCCCATTCACAGGTTTCAGGAACGCGGACACCTTTAGGGAACCATCACCGCTTGGGATCGTCTGTACGGATTGTGGTGTCTCTTGGGTCAGGTATTTCGGGTTTCCAGCCATGTCGGCTTCGTTGCGTGTGAAGTCGGTGTAGGCCACTGGCATAAGCCGATCACCGTTGAACTCGGCAAACTCAATCTTGTGAATACAGGCATAACTTGGGGTCACGACAACAACATCACCAGCCGCGATGTCCTGCGTCAGCAATTCGCGCCAGCATAGAGTGCGCTCACAAAACTCGATTGCAGAAAGGCGTAGGTTTTGCGCTGCAACCATATTGGGACACCCAACAGCCAGAGGCAGCACCAGCGGCAAAAACAGGTTAAGTGGGGTCATTGTAGTTGGCATTAGGGCTACCTCTTAGGGGTCATGCCCCAACGCGTGTATTGGGATTGATCGAGGCTTCGTTTTGCATGTCGATACCGAACGTCTGTGCAAACTGCTGGTAATGGGCCATAGCGCGCTGCGGTGCGCCCGGCACCTGAATGTCCTTCGAGAAAGCCCGCGACAAAACGTAGTCAACAATCGCGTTCAGATACATATCATCCATGTCCACAACGGTTGTGTACCCGGCAAGAACAAGAGGGTTTGCCGGTCCAACTATGACGGATGGGCGCTTTGCAACGACGGCCTCGATCTTGCCTGTGCCAGTATTCCCGGGCGCGACGTAGTATTCGCGGGGCAAAGCTGGATCATCAATGACGTGTGCAACCTCAATCTGATAAGGCAAGGTTACAGTATTCTGCCATCCGGGGATTGAGGCATCTAAGATTTCACGCGCAATCGGGGTGATAGTATTGCCCCTTGCGCTGATCACCTCACCTGTGGCGGTAACATTACAATTTACGCGCAGCATCGCAGAATACTGAGGGTCAAGCACTTGCCGCGTGCCTGGAATAAGTGTCAGCACGACCGACTTTGATACGGCATGTGGAGCCTGAATAGTGACCTCTCGCATGGCGTCGTTCAGCCAGTCCAGCAGTTCGGTAAACAGCCACCGCTTACCGCTTGCGTCACTCAAGATGGTAGATGCGCGTCCGAGAACGTCTTTGGCGGTAAAGGCCATGGCTGCTTACTCCTGCGGGTGACGATCAGTCGGGCTTGGTTGCGGCATCTTCGTCGCGCTGCGTTTGGATGCGGCTGCGCAACAGTTCTTCGCCAGCGTTGCCGCGTGGCGCTTCGCCCAATTCTGCGGCGTAGATCGCCCGCAGCTGGTCGAGGTCAGCATCTTCAAGGGTCACGTCAGCGGGGGCAGCCCCACCAGCCTCACCCCCGCTTTCGCTCTTGGCCTTCGGGGCGGGTTCTTCGTCCGCGCCCTCGTCAACCAACTGGAAGCCTTCCTCGATGTGAAGAAAGCTGTTCAGGTGAACGGAGTCGGTTACATCAGCCACATGGGGGGAACCTTCGTTCTCGTCCGCTGGCTTGAAATTATAGGTCTTACCCGTGGGGTTCGACGGCGTGATCGGCATCAGGATTGCTGTGCCGCCCTTGCGCTTGATGGTGTGTTCAACGTTTGCCATGGGATCAGTCCTTGTGATGGTGGGGCTTAGAGGATCAGGCGGCCTGATAGGACAGCTTGAGGGTGATCTTGCCTGCGCCAGCGGCTTCGTTTGCTGACAGCTTGACGCCGACACCGCGATCAACCTCGGCAGCGGCGAGGCCGAACAGGGTTTCATTCGATGCGGACGCGGCTGCATTCTTGGCAGTTGCGGCGATGATGGTACTGCCGACAGTGCGCGCATCTACCTTGTCGCCATACTCACCGGTCAGGAACCCGACATCGAGGGTGGCGACAGCGGCGACACCGGATGTCAGCAGTTCGACGCCGACCAGCTTGCAACGGGCAGGCAGCACGGCCAGTTCGATCACGTCTGTTGCGGTCGCGTATGCAGCAGTGACGGCGTATTGAACAAGTTGGGTATAGACCTCGCCCGCATGATCGGGGGTTGCGGCAGTGATCGTGTTCACGTTCTTGGATTGAAAAGTCGGCATGATGTGGCTCCTTGGCCCGATGTGACGTTAAAGGCGAAGGCCCCGGTTAAGGGGCCTTGCCGGATCAGTTCGGCGCTTTGGCGGCCGTGTCGACGGCGATCACACCGAAGTCGGAGCCAGCGCCACCTTGGGACTTGTAGCGGGTCTTTTTGAAACCGCAGATCATGCCGGCAGCGATGCCGACCTTGCTCTTATAGGGTCAACATGTATTGCGTGTGGCGATTGTCAGGGTCTTGGCCAATTCAGTGCAGGTCTTGAGCGATACAAACTTGTTGCAAGGCGTCTCACACGCGGCGCATAGGGCCACCAGTCTGCCTCGCGCATCATTGAACGGCACATAGTCCGCCATCGCCCCATATGGCCCACGAGGGGCGCGACAGGACATGCAATAGAACTCATCCGGCGCAAGCTTGCGGCGCGCCTTTGGCATCCGGCTTTCAAGGAATCGTTTAAGCTCATGGCCTAGGATCAGGTGTGGCCTTTGGCTATCCAGCACCACCAGTCCCAAGTCACGCCACCCGCGCACCGTCTGGACCGTGACGCCCAGCACATCAGCGGTAGCGTCATAAGTGTACTGGCGATGTATCTTGACCCCGCGCGCCGAAACACGCTTTGCCACTATTGCGCGCCCCCTTTGGCTGGATCAACCCGCTGGGCATCCGCCCACGCGTTCAGATCAGCCCCGCGATAAATGATCTTGCGGCCCAGCCTGTAGAACACTGGTCCCATACCCTTGTGACGCCATTGTGCCAGCTTATGACGGTCGCCAATGAGGTTCAGTTCATCATCGCCAAGAACGTAGTTGCGGTTTTGCTCGAATAAATTTGCCATGTTTTGATCCTTGTCCAAGTTGTTTGGAGATCAAATGCCGCTTTGGCTTGCGTTCAGTAAGGCATCAAAGCGCCTTTAACGCCCGCCCACTAAATGCCCGAATTGCCCGAACTAACTTTGGGCATAAATGGCATCCAGATCGGCAGCCATATTTCGCTGAACCGCTGTTCTGCTGGGAACCTTTCCCAACTCTCGTTCTGCAAATGCAATCAGCTCATAAATGCAGTTATCCTTCCCTTTTGGTAGCTCATTGCGTAGTGCCAATTCTGACAATTGGGCTTTTATCGCAGACCAATCGACAACGGTTCGCCGACCTCGCTTTGCTTGCAGATTTGTCCTGCCCGCATTTCCAGACATGTAGAACGCACCAAACCTTTCAACTGAAATTGTTTTTCCAGATTGCAGAAGGAAGGCGCGGTGCTTCAAAATGTCTGCGGTGCTAACGCGCAAAGCGACATGCTTTCGCCCCTCAATGAATATCTCATTTTCCATCCAGTCATGATCCAACGCATAGGCATCTGGAGAAACATCCTCAAACTTAGCTGCCCGCTCATATTCGCCGTCTTCGGCTAACCTCTCCCAACGCTCTAGGTTAACTGCTTGGCTATGAATTTCACCTTGCACAAGAAGCTGAAATAGCTTTGCACATGCAATATCCTGATAAGGCTTAAACCTAGCCTCAACTGAGTCCACGAAAACTTGAAGCGGCCCCATTTCTATCAAGTCTTCTCGTTTCTCGTCGGCCAATTTTTGCCAAAGGTTAAATGTAACGCCGTCATCACCCTCAATATACGTCGGCTCCTTAGCCTCGTATTCGGCAATTTGTTTGGGAAGATTACCTACATCCTCAAAAGCGCACTTCTCAGCTGCCGGATAGTATTCTTCAACAACTGAAACTCCAAGGCTCTCAAATTCTAGAGGGTCAAACCAAGGAAATTCCCAACTTGGCTGAAAATTATCAGGCATTTCACGCCAATAGAAACGATAATCGACAACACTATCAGTTGAGCCATCTGAGTGATGCTGCATTTGAGGAACACGCCCAAATGCGATCCATTCGACAACTTCAGACATAAAACAAAACAGAGGAATTTCTACCTCAGTCAAGAAGGTCAGCTTTTCTTCAGCCAAATTTGATCACCTTGCAAACATTACCCGAAACATGTTGTGACCAGCGTTCCATCAACACCCGCCGTTTGTCCAGCAAATCAGACCGCGCGTAGGCTCGCTCGACATTCGACCCAACTGTATGCGCCAAGCTCATTTCCGCCACCTCGCGCGGCACGTTAGCCACTTCTCCCGCCCAATCACGGAAGGTAGAGCGGAAACCGTGAACTGTAACGCCCTCAACCTGCATCCGGCGCAAGAGCATCAGCATCGACATATTCGACAAAGGCTTGTGCCGCTTCTGACCCTCAAACACATAGTCCGACTTAAAAGCCTTTAATGGTTCGATGATTGCCAGCATTTCATCCGTAAGCGGTACGCGGTGATCCTCGCCACCCTTCATACGAACCGCCGGACAGGTCCACAGACGCGTATCAAAGTCGATCTCTTCCCAACGCAACCCCAAGGCCTCACTGGTCCTTGATCCTGTCAGGCAGGTGAACATCAGCGCTTTTGCCGCCATCGCGTTGCGGGTCTTCAAATCAGCATAGAAGGCTGGCACGTCTTTCCAACCCATCGCTTTGTGATGTTTCACCTTGGCTTTGACCTTGGGCAGCGCGCCCAATTCCTTGATAGCCGTCACGGGGTTCTCGCCAGACCGGAACCCTTTAGAGCGCGCCACGTCCAGCACCGTTTTGATTCTCTGTGCCAACCGCTTCGCCGTTTCGTGCTTTTCCGTCCAGATAGGCGCAAGGCACATCATCACTTCCGGCTGATCTACACTATCAATGGGCATCCGCCCGATCTTGGGGAAGGCATAGTCGCGCAGCGTGTTGATCCACTGTTGGCCATGCTTGGCGTTCTTCCATGTGGGCATCCGGTCGATATGGACCTGTTGCGCTACCTCTTCAAAGGTTGGAACCTCTTGGCGTGCGTTGAAACGCGGGTTCAGTCCCTGCTTGGCCATCCGGCGATATTCCAGCGCCCGTTCGCGCGCTTGATTCAGCGTCACAATGTCAGCACCGCCCAAACCAAAGTCGGTACGCAAAGGCGCGCCCTTCTTGTTCTTCTGGCCTTTGACGACCACCCTCACGATCCAGCGGCGCGCACCGGACGGGTCGACCACAAGATGAAGGCCACCACCATCGCCGTGCCGCCCTGCGCCAAGGTTCTCGACCAGCTTCTTTGTCAGCTTGCCAGTAAGGGCCATTTGAAAAATACCACATTCTCTACCACTCAAGGAAAGAATATAGACACAATCGAAAGAAGCTCAAGACAAAGCTGAAAGTGCGCAAAACCAACAATACAAACAAAAAAGGCCGCCTAAGGCGACCTGATCAAACTGATAAAAATGAGGGACTGGCGGATCGACAGGGATTCGAACCCTGGAGACGGTTCCCCGCCTACACACTTTCCAGGCGTGCGCCTTCGACCACTCGGCCACCGATCCGTTGTGGCGTATTTAGCCAAGGGTTTGAGGGGGTGCA